ATTGAAAGAAAAGAGAAGCGCATGGAGGTTGGAATGGCGAGGACTGTTACGGAACTTGAAAACATAGCCATCAAACGTGGTTACTCCATGCGTTGGGTAACCAAAATGGCAAAAATAAAGGGGATTAATAGATATGCAAGAGCATGACATTCAAAATGCTATCAGGCTTCACATTAGTAAATATGGTTTAGCAACGTTGTTCCGAGGAAATGTTGGCCAAGCATTTACCGGTAGCCCAAACGATATTATCAAAAAAGCCGACGGTACCGTGACTATAAAAAACGCTAGACCATTTAAGTCGGGTCTACCGGTTGGTTGGCCGGATTTATTTGGATTCCGTTTAATAGAAATAACGCCCGAAATGGTCGGCAAAGAATTACCGGTGTTTTGTGCAATCGAAGTCAAGCAACCGGGAAAGCATCCAACAGTAGCGCAGAAAGCGTGCTTGGATTATTTGAAAGATAATGGCTGTTTCGCCGGCGTGGCCACGAGCCCTGAAGATGCAGAGAAAATATTGAAATGTATAAGCTTGCCGCTAATATAGGAGGGAAAATTATGAGCAAAAAATTGTTAAACGAGGAACAAGAAGCTTGTTTGATCAGCTTATTACCTTGTAGCAATAATAAAAATTTAGCTTGGATGTTAAACCGTGGATTTGGACTGCACCTTACGGCCAAGCAGATAAACGGATGGAAAAAATCGCATAAGCCGAAAAAATCTATCATACCGGTATTTAAAATTACCAAGAAAATCAGGGGGTGGCGGCGAGTATGAAAAATACGTTAGGAGACTTAAATAATCATTTATTTGAGCAGCTGGAACGGCTCAATGATGATGAATTAAAGGGCGAAGAGCTTGAAATGGAGATAACAAGAAGCAAGGCTGTAACAGACGTAGCTTGCCGAATTATTGAAAACAACACTTTGGTACTGAAAGCGCTTATCGCCAAAGCAGAAGTGCTGCCTTGCAATGGTAATATGCCTAAACAGTTAGAAGGGAGCAACTGATAATGTCCCGTGAATTATTAACGCCGGAACAAGATGCTTATTTACGAGAAATAGCATTTGGAAAATATAACGAAGATATTGCTATTTTGATAAACAAGAAATTTGACTCAGCTTTCACTGGTCGGCAAATAAAAGAATATAAAAATCGATACAAAATAAGAAGCGGGCTGCAGCATAAAGGAGCGCGTAAACCTAAAACATTGTTGACGCCAGAGCAAGACGCTTATTTGCGTTCTGTGAATTTGGGACATTTAAGTTCTGAAGTCGCCGACATGGTAAACAAAAAATTTGGACTAAATATTATCACCGCTTCGCAAGTCCAAGGTTATCGTAAAAGAAATAAATTACCGTCATGCGGTCTTACAGGCCAATTTCAAAAAGGTACAAAGTCTTGGTCTGCCGGCAAGAAATTCCCCGGCCGTGGTTCGTGTACATCTTTTAAACCAGGTCATGCTCCACACAATGCACTACCAATAGGAACGCGGATTAAAAGAGAGGACGGCTATACTTACGAGAAAATAGCAGAGCCAGATGTTTGGAAGCAGGTGAGCTATATTATTTGGGAAGCCGCTAACGGCAAGATACCCGAAAACAGCGTTATAATTTTTGCCGACCAAAACCGAGAAAACTTTAATTTGGATAATTTAATCTTGGTAAGCAGATCGGAGTTATGTGTGGCCAATAAAAAAGGCTTATTGCACAATGATGCAAATTTAACCAAATCAGGAGTCTTAGTGGCTAGGATCATAAGCAAAATTAGTAGGCTAAAACACAAAAAGCATAAGAAGAGGTAATAAACATGGAAATTAAAGATGCATTGGAAATTTATAATGAACAAGCTAAATTAGGGAAAATGATAAATAGTAACGAAGAGTGCTTAGTGGCAATGGCGAAAGCGTCAGAGAAACAAATATCTCTAAAATTAATAACTAAAACAGACAAGGAATTGGGCTATATGTACTGTTGTCCTAAGTGTGGTAATTTTATTTGCGGCGAAAGCGCTTATTGCTGTGATTGCGGACAAAAAATTGATTGGAACGAGGAAGTGATTCCCACCTCAGACACGCTGCCTTCACCTGAAGATACATACGTATGGTAGTGATATAAAAATTTTCAGGAAAGGAGGGAATCCTCTTTGAACTTATTGGAGTTTTTCCAGGCGTTATATCCGGAATCAGAAAAATCAACGTATCTTTGGACATTACCTAAAAAAATAACATACAAATTTGGCTGCAACGATTTGCAAGCCATGGCCAACAAAGCTCTCGAATTGTCAGCCAAACAGCAAAACGTATATTTTGGCGTTGGAACGCATACAGACAGACTCAAATTTAATGAGCGACCGCATAACGAGCAGGTAACATCGATAACCGCATTATGGGTTGATTTAGACATTGCCGGGGGCGGCCATGCTGCAGATAATCTGCCGCCAAATGTTGAAGACGCTATGGAGCTGTTACCCTATAACTTGCCACCTTCGATAATCGTGCATTCAGGGTTTGGCTTACACGCCTATTGGCTGCTACGTGAAGAGTGGGAACTTGCAGACGATACCGAGCGCAATAATGCCAATGCTCTACTTTCAAGATTGCAATCATATATTCGCAATGAAGCCGATAAAAAAGGCTGGAAAGTTGATGCAACGGCAGACCTTGCACGTGTGCTGCGTTGCCCTGATACCCTAAATTATAAGTTTCCTGACAAACCGGCGCTGTGTCAGGTTATTGAATCCTCTGACGTGCGTTATAATCCATCCGATTTTGACGAACTCCCAGATGTTGTACAAGCGGTACCGGTTGGAACAAACGGACGGACAGAGAAATTTGAACGCAGGGAAACTGACGGTCCGGCTAAATTAATGTCACAGTGTGCATTTCTGCGTTATTGCGAGCTTAATCCGTCGAAAATAAATTACAGCGAGTGGGTGGCTGCACTATCTAATATCGTTAGGGCAACCGACGGCATCAATGCTGCCCATCAGTTCAGTGCCTTGGATGCTAATAGATACAAAGCCAAAGACACAGATGCCAAAATAAATGAGTGCTTGTCAAAAATGAACCCGCAGTCTTGTGCTTATATAATGTCGGATTTGGGGTTTAAAGGATGCCCTGCCGGCGGCTGTGGCGTTAAGGCACCATGTGGCTGGAGCCTAGGCAAAGTTCCCCGGGCAATAGCAACGATTCGCGGTGTGGCCAGTATTTCAGCTGATACGGTTTTTACCAAGCCTGTTATAGAGGCGCTAGGTGTGCTAGAAACAGCTAATAAATTAGAGTTTGGCAAATTTATGACAAGCTGCAGAGGGCAAATAAACGTAAACGACCTCAAGGCAGCTATAAAGCAGCAAGGTAAAACGCAAACGCCGCCAATTGATATACCCGCCGAGGGTGTTTCATTGTCAGTCGGACAGAAATTAGGCGACGTTACAACGCTAAAGTCCGTTCCTGATACGCCACTTGATTTAGCGCTGCCGGCGAACTTCAGCTTTGGTGAAAACGGTATTTATTACCGGACGGAAACAGCCCAGGGCAATCCAAAATTTGTGCGTGCTGCAGGTGTGCCGGCAATCATAACCGAGCGCATTTATAACATAGATACCGGTATTGAGAAAATGGAGATAGCGTTCAAATATTTTAATATTTGGAAACGTGTAGTGCAGCCAAAACAAAATTATTTTGTGGCCAAGAATATTACCTGTTTAACGAACTATGGCTTAAACCTTACAAGTGAGACAGCTAAGTACATGGTCAGGTTTCTGTCGGAATTGGAATCAGCAAATTTGTCCAGAATTCCACTAGTTTACGCTATTAGCCATATGGGCTGGCGCAATGATTTTTCGGAGTTTTTAACACCCACTAATGCCAAATACAAATTCGATTTGGACGACGGCGGAGAAATAACCGAGGCATTCGTACAGCGTGGATCATTGCAAGGATGGTTAAAAACATCAAGGGAAGTGCGCAAGCATCCAGCTGCTCGTTTTGTTTTGGCGGCTTCATTAGCAGCACCCTTATTAAAAGTTTTTAATCATCGTAATTTCATGCTTTATTTTTGGGGTACGTCAGGTGGCGGCAAAACTGCTGCCATGATGTGGGCTATGTCAGCATGGGGTGTCGCTAGTGACTTGATGGTCAATTTCAATTTATCGCTATCAGGATTAGAGGGACGTCTCGCCCTGGCCAGTGATTTGCCTGCGGGCATTAATGAGAGGCAAGCAGCAGGTGGCGGCAAAGACAAGCAAGAATGGTTGGAACGCATTGTTTACATGATTGAAGGCGGACGAGGTAAAGCTAGAGCAACTCCTACCGGCATTCGCAAAACGCTATCATGGCGCACTATCGGCATTGCCTGCGGCGAAGAACCGCTGTCTAGGGAATCATCCATCCAAGGAGTTAAAACCCGCTTACTTGAATTTAACGTGTTTCCTGTCATTGATATTGAGCTTGCTAAGTTACTGTATCAAGCCGCCAATGATAATTGTGGATGGGCAGGACCGGCGTTTACCGATAGGCTTATCATTGAAATTAAAAACGATAGCGCTGGTTTGCACCAAAAATATACTGACTTGCAAAAAATATTGACTAATGAATTTACGGATTATTTCAGCGTACACATCGATGCTGTTACCCTTGTTTGCTTGGCAGATTGTTTATCCAGCCAGTGGCTTTTTGGTGTGCCCAGGGCACAAGCTGAGCAGGAAGCCTACAATTTGGCAGTTTCGATTATTCAAGAACTGCCAACCAAACGACAGATTTCAGACGTGGAACGCGGGTGGGATTTCATACAGAATTGGCTGTCGGCAAATAAGATGCGTTTTGAACAGCCATTTAAAAACGCACAAATAACACCGTCATACGGTTTCATCAAGGATGGCTGCACATGCGTTTATCCCGAACCGTTAACTCACGCTATGGTGGAAGCGGGATTTTCGCCGGATAAGTTACTGAAGGAATTTGCAAATATGGGCAGAATCGCATCCGAGCAAGACGGTATAAAACGCCGATTCAGAATATTAACAAGGTTTAACGGCGTAAGGACACGAGTGATAAAAATACCCGTAAATCTATCAGATGACCTATTTAGTGGTGACGTGGTGACGGGAGTGGTGACGGGAGTGGTGACGGAAAAAGCTAGGAAATAAGCCATATATATAGGTGTCACCACTTGTCTCCACCAATATATTACATATATAGAGCAAATTATATATAGCTGTTTGTACATGCTTATAAAAAAGAGTAGTATACCCTTTCAGATTTAGTGGTGACAGTGGTGACAGTAGCACGTAGAGAAGCACCAAAACTATCTGTAGCCCGGCTCCACCAATTAAAATTTTGTGGTGACAGAGTGAAATTTTGTGGTGACACCCGGTAAGGAGACATAAAAAATGGCGTTTGAAAATATAAAAACAGATTTTAAACCAAGCGCTCCGCAAACGGAACCATTTCAAAGTCCGATTATTGATTTGCGGAACATGATTTCAAGAGTAGAGCATAGAGCAATACAAGCTACTCGCAAGACCGCTTTCGGGGTATTTTTAGGGTCAGTAATTACAGATCCTTACGCTATTTATCATCCATCAGATTCGGCGTATTGGCTTGAAATCTTGTCAGAGGCTAAGAAAATTGATGAGGACATTTACGCTAAATTATATTATGTCCGGGGTGGAGGCACAATTTTAATACAGGGTAGCAAATTTGGGTTTACGTTTCAGCCTATAATCGGCAAAGATGGGTGGGCGTCAAGGCAGTTATATGAACAAGCAACGGAAATGTTGAACCCGCATGCGGCGGCGATAATAAGAATTTTAATGGAAACAGCACCATTTTAGGGAGGATGGAAAATGAATTTTACAGACATGATACAAGGCGAGAGTTACTTTGTTGAAAATAACGACTGCGTTAACAAGAAAGATGATATTTTAATTTATCTTCAGGGCAAAACAAAGCCGCAGTTTTTAAATCTAACTGCTAAAACGATGACATTTTGCAAGCTTGATAACGTTGGTCGTTTAGAACTCGATATAAACGCTTTACAAGACAGCAATTTAGCCGTTAACGTACCTGACAATATTATCGTCAAGGGTAACGGCGGCGGGTCAGATTCGTTGGAATTCCCGCAAAACACCGAAAACAATGAATACCGGTACATTGATCCTGATTGGCTTAACGAAATAGCCACAGGGCTAACAGCGGGCGCAATCAAGCATCCTGGTGAGACGTGGCGGCAAATACCAGCTGACGAACATTTAGCCAGGGCGTTAAGGCATATTAACCTATACCGCATGGGAGACAGGTCAGAAAATCACATTATAAACGCAAGCATGCATTTAATGATGGCGTTTGCAACCCGGGAGGTGGGCAAGGATGATTGACACCAAGAAACTTTACGAGTTTTTGAAAAATAGACATGCTGAAGCAAATACGCGTTTTACGGGAGCTGGTGGAGGTGAGTGTTTCTATCAACTTGGCCAAGCCCATGCAACGGCTGAGATAATTACTAAGCTTGATTCCGGAGAATTCGATATTAAGAATGAGGGAGAAGAAACAGAAGCCTATATACAGACGTTAGAAGAAGAGATGAGCAAAAATGAATAATTTAGGAGAAATTATAGAGGGGCTATTCAAGAGTTTTCAAGCAGACAGCGGTCGTGAAAAAATGGACGAGGGAGAAGTAATCGTAGCGATTTGTAATGACGGCATTGTCCAGTTAACTATGGAGGAAGACACTCTGAAAATATCTGCAACTATTTGCAAGACTTACATTGCAACTAAAAATATTCTTTAAGGAGGCGCTTAAAAATGATAGCGATTAAAACGCAAGAAAATGAAATTATAATGGGCTTGAACTATATTTTCACAATGAAACATGAGCAGAACCCGTTGCTTACGAAATGTCGGAGGGTGACAAATGATGCTTGATTGTTTTATGTACTTGTTGGGGTTTCTGTTAATTTTGGCGGCATTGGAAGCACTAATTATTGTGTTTTTGCTAATTAAGGACTGGAGATATGCAAGTGTTGAATCAGAGCATAACGTCCATACCATGACGGTCAAGGGTAAAATCCATGAAAAATAAACCAAAACCTATACCATGCCCTAAACCATTAGGCATATGTCCGCTAAATAATCAAGGCAAATGCTGCTATTACTGTAAGAGCAAAGACAAGTGCTCTTTAGGTGCTTGCCATAGCGTGCCTGATAGGTGTAAAAATTGTTTTTAATATTAACGCTTGTGTTTATATGAGCATAATAATAAAAACGCTCAAAACTAAAATTTGGAGGTAATGAATGTTGACGATATACGTAGCACATCCATTTAGTAATGACCCTGCCGGCAATATGGCAAAGATTGATAAAATCATGAAAGAGATAACCGCTAAAAATCCTAACGACTGTTTTATTTCACCCTTGCATAATTTTTCTTTTGATAAAACGTCTACAGAAACACAAATTTTATCCAGGTGTTTTAAATTGATTGGCAGTTGCGACGAGCTTTGGGTGTACGGTAACTTTGAAACAAGTGTAGGCTGCCGTGCGGAAATGGCTTTTGCTAGATACTTGAGTATACCAATCGTGTTTAAAGAATAATCAGCGAGGTTTTAAACGAAGGGGAGGTGTAAGCTTGCTTAGTCAAATGGCTCAAGACATGAAAGCAATTTTACAAAAGTCTTATTATGCTCAAAAACTACTAGATGCGGATATCGACAAGCGTACGGAAATACGTTTGTTGATGGAGAAGATAACGCCAACATTAAGCGATATGCCGCGTGGTGGTAGTGATGATGACAAGATGTGTACGGCGCTCATTCGGTTAGAGGCGTTAGACAGCAAGATTGAGAACGATAGAAAAAAGTTGGATAACATAATAATGGTTAATAAAATACTGATTGGGAGTTTGGATAGCTACAAACACAGGGAGGTTCTCATGAAAAGATATGTGGATATGGAAGATTGGCAAACAATTGCAAATGAAATGAATTGTAGCGAACGAAGTATTATGCTATTACATGAACAAGCATTAATGGCGCTTCATTAAAAATTTGCATTTTGCAGTAATAAATGATATAATGTCTAATATGGAAAGGTGTATTTATGAGTAAATTAAGTATGTCAGAAATTTATGCCCAACGAGACAATATTCGAACGGAACTAGGTGGGGCGCGCGGACACGATAACGAAATAATTTATTGTATTCCGTGCGACACGGTTGGTTGTACGTCAATAATAAAAAGCTGTGTATACAAAGGCGATAAAGTTTACACCTGCCCCTTATGTAAAAGCAAAATAAAACGTCAAAGAACTATTGAACGAAAAGAAATAATTGATATGTTGCAACCTAAGAAAGAAAAAGCTTTTAATAATGCAACTTTACGAATAGAAAAACAGGTAAAGAATTTCAGGGAATACGATACTGCAATAAAATTAGCAAAGTCAAGAGCAGAGCGATATGATAGCATACCGGAAGCGATGGTTGCGATAGAGTTAGTAAGGTTAGGCTATGCGATTATTCCGCAACAAAAAATAGGTAGATATAAAGTAGATTTTTTGATGAGAAATGAAAAACTGGTAATTGAAGTTGACGGTATCTTGTATCATAAAAAGGTGTTTGGTGGAGACAGGGAAGCGATTATACAATTGTCCCTAGGTCTTGATTGGAAAATAATACATATACCGGCAGAATATATCGCGAAAAATATAAGAAAGCTAAAAAAAATAATCGATACGGTATTGGCAAGAAGAGAAAACTAAAATACACAAAAGCCACTAAGTTTATATGCTTAGCGGCTTTTTTAATGCAACGAAAGAGGTGAGCAGGCAGTGATTAAGTGTCCGAATACAGATTGTGAATACCATGGAATAGACGGTTGTTGCAAAAACATAACACTTGTCGAGCTTAAAATATCGGCTGGCTTGCGCTGCTTACAATACACTCCACGCATTACATGCAAGGATCTAGACGCACCGTTTAAGCCTCGTTGCAGGCGAGAGCATGGCAAGTATAAGTCAGACAATCACCGAGTTTATCGCTGATGTTCATGCACATATGTAGTAAGTGTGGCAAGTCGTACCCTGCCGGCGAGCGATGTGAGTGCCAAAAACAAAGGCATAAGTCATACGATAGGTACGAACGCAACAAAGATAGTGCTGAGGTATATCACAGTGGCTTGTGGAGCAAGCTTACGCGGATGTGCAAGGCAAGGTGCAATGGCATTGACATGTATAAATTAATGACGACAGGTAAACCGGTCGTGCCAGTCAAGGGCTTATGTCATCACATCATAGAGATTACTGAGGACGCAAGCCACGCCTATGACCTTGACAATTTATTTTATGTTGGCAGTGACAGCCATGCTGCTATCCATACGATTTACAAATCAGGCGAAGAAAATAAAAAAGCATTGCAGAAAAGGATGCAGACATTCTTAATTGCATACCTAAAAGGGGAGGGGTAGGTCAAATTGTTTTAACCGTTTCCCCCTAGCACCGCAGCCCCTCTCATCTTGCAAGAAAATGCCAGAAACTCGTAACGAATTTTTTTTATGGGAGGGGAAAAAATGGCTGGAGGACGACCGAGAAAAACAATTGCAGTTAAGACTGGTAAAATAGGCAAACAAGCAACTGCCAATAGAGCTAGACAAGAAGAAAAATTGAAGTTAGCAAGAGATGCCCTTGCTCCACCAGATTGGCTTGATAATGCCGCTAAAGAAGAGTTCTCACGCGTTGTAACGGAGTCAGGCGAAATTGACATCCTAGATAATCTAGACTTATCTATACTAGCTATATATGCAAATGCGTATAGTCGATACATCCAAACTGTTGAACTTATAAAGGAGCACGGGATTACTGGAGAACGTGAAACATTGTACGGTACGTATGAAGTTATAAGCCCTCATGTTGTTGCCCAGGACAAGTTCGTTAAACAAATCATGATGTGTTCATCTAAGCTAGGCCTTGCGACTACGGATAGGCTTAAATTAATAGTGCCTTCTGCCGGCGAAGATAAGCCCGAAAATAAATTTTTGCGGTTTGTAAAGTAGCCTGTTATGCATGATAGGACAACGGAATACGCTAAGCTGGTCGCAAGCGGCGTAAGGCTCGCAGGAAAAGCAGAAATTCAGGCTTGTCAAAGGCATTTAGATGACTTAAAACACAAAAATTTCAGTTATACTTTCGACGTTAAAGAGGCTGAACGTCATATTGATATAGCTAACGAGCTCACAATACTCGAAGGCGACACGCCCGAAAAGCTTAGAACGCGAGGGTTTCAAAATTTCATTCTAGGAAATCTGTTTGGCTGGCGCAAGAAACGTAGTAAAGAATTAAGATATCGTGAAGCCTACATACAAATGGGCCGCCAGAATGGTAAGTCGTTTATTGCTGGTAGCGTGGCGAACGATAAAGCATCATTTTCCGGTTATAATTACGGCCGTATTTTTTGCGTCGCCACAAAGCAGGATCAGGCAAATATCGTTTGGGATGAAATAGAGAAATTTATTATTGCCGACAAGGATCTAGCGGAACTCTACAAAATAACCAGGCACGACCGCACTATTACGAGTTTAATTACAGGTACTTACATAAAAGCCATTGGCAGAGACACAAAATCTGCTGATGGCTTTAGGTCTATCTTGGCCATTGTCGACGAATACCACGCTCACCCGACGAACCAGATGTACAAACTGATGCAAAAAGGGCAGGTTCGCGTTGATAATGCACTGCTTTTAGCTATAACAACGGCAGGATTTGACCTCAACTCGGCGTGCAAAGAGCAGTATGACTTTGCGAAAAAGGTATTAAGCGGCGCAGTTGCCAAGGAATCGCTATTTGTTTATATCGCAGAGATGGATAAAGACGATGATATTTGGGATTACAAGAACTGGGCCAAGGCAAATCCCTTAAATTTTTGGCTTAACGATACCACGATTGACATGGAAATGGTCAAACGCTATGCGGAAATAGCCGTTGAAGCGAAGGAAAAGGGCGGAGAAGATCTAATGGATTTTCTCACCAAGTCGCTCAACACCTGGGTTGAGTACGCAGCAGGGCAATATCTTGACAATGGCAAGTGGAAGCTGTGTGCTAGCGAGTTAACGCTTGCTGACATGGTTGGCAAAGAGTGTTACTTGGGCATTGACCTTTCGCAAGGCGGTGACTTAACGAGCATAGGCTTAATTTTCCCGCTGGAAAACGAGAAAATATACGTGTACAGCCATAGTTTTATGCCGGAGTTGCGGCTGCTAGAGCATGAAAAAACGGATAAAGCGCCTTATAGGATTTGGGTAAACCAAAAACTACTGACGCTCACAAGTGGAATGTTTGGCCTTAAAACTGACTATAAATACATCATTTCGCACTTAAAGGAGCTAATTGAAAAATATGACTTGAATATTATAGGGGTGGGTTATGACGGCCATAATGCTAGTGCTTTTCTTGCTGATTTAGACTTTTTAGGCGTGGATCTAACTGAAGTAGTACAATCGGCCAAAGGTTTAAATGACTGTACAGTTGATTTCCAGCAGTCAGTTGATGCTAATCAGGTAATGCATGATAAGAATAACTCGTTGCTGACATGGTCAGCGGTCAACGCCAAGCTTACTAAAAATAGTTTTGGAGAAATTAAAGTAGATAAGGTTTCAGTCGAGAAGCGTATCGATCCAATCTATGCGATTTTAGACGCATGGAAAATATGGTTCTTAAATAACGAGAATGCGCCTACCGCCAACGAGGCATTTGATGAATGGGCGGAATTAATGAAGGCGAAAAAGGGAGGCTAAAAAGTGAATTTTTTAAATAAAGTCAAGCAGTTTCTACCGAGAACGAGAACGCCCACTAATTCCAGTGGCTTTACCTTGTCAGAAATCAACGAATATTTTAAAAATGGAGGGACTTTTGATGCTTTCGCAGGTTCCGATTTATCCGAAATCACCTATTTCACTTGCCTAAAAACGCTGTCCGAAAGTGTGGCCAAGCTTGGTCTGCATCTAAAAGATGGTGACAACAACAAGATAACTAACCACGACACGTACAACGTGATTAGGGTGAGGCCCAATTCCGCTATGTCTCCCTCGGATTTTAAGCTGACAATGGAGTTCTGCCGGAATCATTTTGGCAACGCTTACGCAAATTGTCAGTATGACAAAAAGGGGAGGCTGACTAGCTTGTTTCAGCTGCCTAGCCAACAGGTCACAATCTGGGTTAATAATACCGATGATTTTACGAAACGTGGTTACTATTAC